TTAAAGATTGACTTACAGAATCCCATTGAAATTTAATTTTTTCAATATATCCTGCTTGATTTCTAATCTCTAATGTTAATCTACCAAATTCATCAATTGAAGATTTGTTAACTACATTTCCTCCAACAGATAAAGACTTTTTCATATCTTCTATTTGTTTTTTAAACATTGCTAATTCTGGTGTCATAGTGTTAAAATCAAATAGTTTTTGTTGTTTATTACTCGTTAAAGTTGAAGTTAATGTTTTTTGCAATTCTCTTAATTTAACAATTGCAGAATCAACACTTCTTATTTGATCTTCATTAATCAATTTACCACTTTTAATACTTATTTCTGATTTATTTATAAAATCTTTTAAAGCAGTTATTTTTTTAAATAATGATTTAACACCATCGTCTTCTTGTGGTAATAACTTTAATTTTGCTTCAATTGGAATTATTCTATTTTGTTTAATATTTAATTTATCCAATTGACTTTTCATGTCTTTGTTAAAATTCTTTAATTCATTTAATGCTTTATTTAAATTCTTTTTAAATTTATCTATATCAATAATTTTAGAACTGTCTAAAATATTTCCTGCATTTAATTCTTTTTCTAAACTTCTGATATATCTAATATATTCAGTATACTGTTTTCTAACTTCGGCTACATAAGGCGATGTTTTAGGCATTGATTTTATATCTTCTTTTACTATACCTAAATCTATTTTATGTTTTCCTAATGTATCTAATTGTGATTGTATTTGTTTTATTTTTGTAAATTCTTGTCCTGCTTGTTGTCCAATTTTAGCAATTTCTTCTCTTATATTATTTAATTTTAATTTATCTAATGAATCCAAACTTTTTATTAATGAATCTATTCTGGTAATGTCAGCAGGATCTACATATTTACCTGTTTTACCAGAAATCATTCTATTAAAACCTTTGTCTAATTTATCTTTAGTTGCTTCTAAAGTATTTAACATATTAACGTATTTTTTTGCTTCATTAGTTGCTTTATTTAACTCTAATTCATATTTTTGCAATGCTAATAATAATTTAGGATCAACAATTTCTCCTGTTTTAGTTTTTGTATCTAAAGTATTCGATAATGTTTTTAATCTTTCTAACTTCTTAAATGCTTCATCTACTTCTTTTATGCCTTTTGGTAATTTATTTAAATCTCCTTCTAAAGAAGGTAATTTAATTTTTAAATTATTAGATAATTTTGATTGAGAATCTATTTGTTTAAATATTAATCCTGCATCCTGACCTAATTTAGCAATTTCTCCACGTATTTTTTCAAGTTTTACTTTATCTAAAGAATTTAAATCTTTAATTAGTGTTTTAACATTTAATAATTCTTTAGTATCAATAAATTGTCCAGTTTTACCCGAAACCATTCTATCTAAACCTGAATTAAATTTCATTTGCTGTGATTGAAGAGTATTATTCAATTTAAATTTATCTTCAGTTTCTTTTCTTAATTGTTTTACATTATCTTGTGCTAATTTTTGTCTTTCTTTTTGTTCTTGTTGTAATAATTTAACTCTATCTTGAATTTCTTTTTGTCTTAATTTTTCCTTTTCTTTTTGTACATTTTGTTCTGCTTTTTTCCAAACATTTTCATACTCATTAGCACTTATAGAATTAATTCTTTTTTGCTGTTCAGCAATAGTTTCATTACTACCTAAAATTAATCTTTCAATACTTTTTTGAGTATTAGTAGTAACATTTAATCTATTTTGTTCTTGTTCATATGCTAATTTCCTTGCAGTATCATTTACTTGTTGTTGTGTTTTTAATCTTGCTTCTTCATCTTTTTGTGATTGAGTATAATTTTTATTTTGTGTACTATTTATTGATTTTGCTTGAGTTTGCTCTATTTTTTCTAATTCTTGTCTACGTTTAATTTCTGTTTGTAATAACGCATTTTCTATTTCCTGTTGTTGTTTTAATTTTAAATTATAAGCATCTAATTGATCTTTATTACTTATCTTAGCTTGTGTTTGAGCATCTTTTTCTTGTTGTTTTCTTTGCTTTATTAAAGAATTAGCAAATGCTTCATTATTTTTTCTATTTAATTCTAACTTTTCTTCAGCAGATTTTCTTAATTGTTTAATATAATCTTCTTCATTTTTTTGTCTTTCTTTTTTTTCTAATTGTAATTGTTTAATACCATTTTGAATTAAATTATTCTTCTGATTACCTATACCTTGATCATAAATACTCTTATATGCCTGTGCATTTGCTTTTATTTGATTGAATTGATTTTGTAAATCAGTTAATATCTTTTTGTCTAATACTTCAACATTTTTTAAAGAATCTTCAAATGATTTCATAGCAGACTTATCTATAAAACTTCCGTATTTGCCCTTATTTAAACTATCCGTTAATCCTTTGTATTTTGCTTGAAGTGCATCTATTGTTCCAACATTATCTTTTTGTTCTCTATTGATCCTTATTAACATCTTACTTACGGTATCCCATTGATACCTATATTTCTCAACATATCCTGTAGCAGAAGTAACTTCCATTGTTACTTTCCCTAATTCATCTTTGATTGTACTTACTCTTCGACCTGTTACTTCAATATTTCTTTCAGCATTAATAATTGCCATATTAAATCTTGATAATTCTTTAGTTTTATTATCAAAATCAAAATTAGGTGTTTTTATATTTTGCATAGAAGATGATATTTGATTTAACTGTGATATTAACTGTGAAAGTCCTGTGCCACCTATTTTTATGTTAATTGTACCAACTTTTTTTTGTAATTGATTTATTAATGTGTTAATTTCTGTGGTTATGTTAGTTTTGGATGTTTTATCCAAAATTGTTTTAATTAAAATTGAGAGATCATTGCTTGAATTTGACATTAATTCACACTCCTTTATTAGTTTTTATATAGAGGTATAAAAATACCCCTACGCAATAAAAGAGTAGGGGTTTGTTGATTGGATTTGTTTTGAATTTGATTTTGTTGATTGTTAAGGATATAGATTATGTATAATTATATTTATAATTTGTATAATTAATTGAAATGAGGATTTTATGTTGATTTATTATTCTCTAATTCTTTATTCTTATTCATTAAATTTTTAATTTTATCTCTAACCTGTGCCTTACTTATAGGTTTGATATATGCCGACCTCGTAGTTTCCGTACTCTTATGATTCCCCATTTCGGCAGCTAACGACAAATCTCCCGTTTTTTCGTAAATATTATTCAATGCACTCTTTCTTACACAGTGGCAGTGAAAATCATCTAATCCAATAATAGTACCTATTGCTGTAATTCTCCTTTGCAATGAACCTTTACTCATTTTTCTATAAACTTTACCATAATAACTAATAAATAATGCATCTACTTCAAGATTATCAATTTCTTTTCTCTTCTCAAACCATTCTTGAATTAAAACTAATGTTTCTTCAGAAATTGATACTTCAACCAGATAGCCTCTTTTCTCACGTATATTAGTAAATACACAATTCTCTATATCTAAATCACTAATTTTAAGTTTCTCCACAGCACCAATCCTATTTGCACTATCTAATAAAACCTCAAATAATAATTTATCAATAATATCAAATCTCTTTTCATTCTTTAATCCTTCGCGAATTTGTTCTATTTGATCATCGTTCAAGAAATATGAATTAATAATTCTTTCTTCACTAGCACCTTTCATTCTATCTAATTTCTTATCAAATGGATGCCTATCAATTAATCCACGTTTCATAGACCATAAATAGAATGTAGATACAGCAGCAATTTTATTATTGATAGTTTTCTTATTATTCTTTAAAGTATCTTGACAAAAACTAATAAAACTTTCCATTATATCAATTGCATCAACAAATAAATCATCAGAATATAAATCAATATTATTCCATTCTTCAGATAGAAAAACCATGAATTGCATGAAATTACTTTCGTATGTCTTAAAAGTGCTTAACTCTACGTCCTTATTCTTAATAATACTAGATTTAAGGTACTTTTTATATTTAACAATGTTTTCTGGATTAATCTTTGATTGTTTTTCTTTAGTGAAATACTTTACTTTAATTATTTTAGCCATTAAAAGCACATCCTTTTATTTTATATTAATTTTAATTATTATAATTATAATCTATTTTAAAAAACTAAATATACTATCTAACTTGTTCAAATCTTTCGGATAAACAGCAATAAAATTATCTTTTAAATTTGCTTTATTAATAAACTCTAATTTTATTTCATGTCTTTTATTATAATCATAATGTCCCATAAGACCAAAATATTCAACAATATAAAACTTATTATCTTTTTGTAATAACCAATCAAATCTCTTATATCCAATAAATTTTTTTAATTCTTCATTGTCTTCAACTAAATTTTTATAATAATACTCTTTTGCAATAATATTAATATTGTTATCAATTAAATAATTATGTATTATACATTCAGATACGGATAAACATATTGTTCCATCTTTTGCTTTGCATGTGTAACCTCTTGTATAATTTGTATTAGGATTACAACCTAACATCTCCATAAATTCATTCCAACTACATTCCAATCTTCTTAAAACTGTTCTAGGTGAAGGCAATTCATAAACTTTTTTACAATATTGATATGTAGGTGTTATCTCTAAATCATTAACAAAATCCTGATATATTTTAATCATTTCATCATTGCTTAAATGTTGTGATATATCCTTTTTCTTAGGAATATATCCTAAAGATAAAAATACATTATTAATTCCACCAAAAAACCTACAATATGCACCAGCACCATTCATATCCTTATTTTCATTAATTTCTTTTGCAGAAGGTAATCTACCCAATTGATTAATAAATATATTCATATCATTAATCATTTCTTCTTTAGATTTATGTTTAGTAGTCATACATTCTTGAACTATTTCTAACCCAAGTTCTTCTTTCATTTTATTAAAACTTTCCCAATGATTATTTATTGTAGAAATACCAATATCATTATCTTTATCAATAAGTTGAAAATCATCTATAATAATTGGTCTATTTAATTTATTATGCATTTCTAAAATCATCTTTATTGCTAATTCTTTGGATATATTATATCTAGGTTTATATCCTAAATATTCTAAAAATTGATTATAATTTTTAACATTCTTATCAGGACAATGATTTACAAACCATCTACTATCAGGTATTTGATAATCATTATGTAAAAATTCACTATATTTTAATGGTCTTTTTAAATCATTGCAAATTTCCTTAAGTTTGTCTACATATTCATTATATTTATTAATATCTGCAATAAAAATATTATATTCTTTTAATAAAAATTCTGCCCATGAAGTATTATTAATTTTCAATATATTTATAACTTTGCTATATGTAGGCATTTCATTAAAACCACCATTTAAATCTTCTGAAGTTGGATATTTATTATATGTTTTATAAAATTCAGAAAATATTATTTTTAAATCATCTAAATTAATACTTCTTTGTGATTTATACTTATTACCAACTTTAATATCATGTTCTTTTCTATATCCTTTTTCTCTATAATAATCTGCCCATTCAGTATAACCTAAATTTTTAACATATTTAGTTAATGCTTTTGTATCACTAACAATTTTTAATTTTACAATTTCTAAACTTTTTGGAATTCTCCCAGTATTATTAATTAATAATTGAATTTCTTCTAAAACATCTTCATAATTTAATTTCTCACCCATCAAAACATCTCCTTTAATATTTTATTTTTATTTCCTTATCCATCTCATCCTTATAAAAAGAGTGATAAAACAGTCAATAGTTAAGGATTACTACTTTCGGGAGCGACCCTAGACTGTTTTTATATCATCAC